CCGGGGTCGACGCCTTCAACGCTGTGGATGTACGCGAGGTTCGCGCCGATGTGACGAATGAACACAACAGGCATAGTTCTCTCCTTGGTTGGTCGTTTGCAGTTTCACCAGTGACGTCTGGTTGCCGAGGGATGACGCCCGATCAGGGCGCGGCCCAGGTCGAGCAAACGCGCGCGCTTGGCGTCAAGCTCCACCCATCCCCTTGACTGCGCGTGATCGAGCGCCGCACGCAGCACCGGGCCTTCCAGCGGAAGTTTCCGCTGTAGCACATGCACCATCACCCATCGATCGGACTGGCCTTGGCTGGCCAGATAAAGTTCCAGCACCGCAAGTCGGGCGTGGCTCTGGTGAGGTTGATGATCCGACAGAGCTACCCGAGGCCGTTCGTCCGTCATGCAACGATGCCGTTGTAAGTGCCGCCGTTGTTGATGGTGAGACATTGGGCGCGCGGCGTGGTGGGCGGGATCGCGCGCCCGATATGGACCCAAGTCATTTCATAAATAAGTTGGTCGACGCCCCACTCGTTGAGGTGCGGCTCGATGGCGTGGCACACGTCGAGCGGCGAGCCGAAGTCGGGGATGATGAAGTCGGCAGCGCAACCGTAGAGGTGCGCGCTGTTAGCCGCGCCACCGACCGCCGCGTTGAGCTCCGGGCAGCGGAAGCCACTCGAGATCAGGACCGGCTGGCCGCCGCAGAGCGCCCGGACTTTTTCGAGCAGCAGCGCCGTCTCGCCCAACTCGTCGACCTCGTCGGCATCGGGCAAGTTTTCGATGCCTTCAGCGTCGGCGGTGTCACTGGCGATCATTTCGGCCAGGGTGAAGTGTGGAGTCAGATGGCCGGGGGGCAACCGTGGCGGCTGCGGCGGCTCGTGGGCTTTGGGCATGGTTCCTCACTTCCGGGTGACGCCAGCGAAGGCAAGCGCCGCCGCCAACGCTGCGGCAAGCAGACCCATCAACCGGCTGTTGGGATCGCAGTTCACGTCGGCCGCCGTGATCACGATCTCGGCGTGCCAGATGCACGCGGCGGCGAAACTTAGGATGACAAGCGCGTGGACACCGATGACGAAGGCCACCAGCAGGAACGCCGCGCGTTGCGGATCGAACGGCGGCCGGTCATTCGACATGCCACGGCCGCCTCTTGATTAGGCCGGTTGGTGAGTTGGTGCGTCCGGCGGCGGCGGGGGTGGATCAGGCGGCGGCTCGACCGGCGGCGGGTCGGGCAATTCCTCGGCCGTCACGGCACCCCACATGATATTCCCCATGCAGTGGACCAGCGTGGGATTTGAGTTGTCCTCGGCGGCCTGCATCGCGACGTGCGGGTTGCCCGACAGGGCCACCCACGCCATCCATTTTTCTTCGTCGTGCTGGGTCATCGGCTTGGGATCATCGGCCATGGTCTTCCTCCTTGGCTGGTTTAGACGCGTCGAATGATGATGATCGGCGCCACGAATTGAATGGGCTGCGCGTAGTATTGCCACGCCGTGTTGCTCTGCGGCGCGTAGGCCACTGGCCCGGCGATCACCATGGTGGCCGACTGTCCGCAGGCGAGCAGTGCGCCGACGATGCACGACAGCATGGCGAGCCTCCCTAATTTTGGCGGGGCTGGAAACCATATTGCTCGGCTTGATAGGGCGCGAGCATCGGCAGTTGCTGTGTCGGCGGCGTGACGGTCGGTCCAGCGCCCACCGCCGGGCCGCCGGTTGACGGGTTGATGACGATGGTCGAGCCCTGTGCGCCCGCGCTCGGATCACCGACGCCGTTGCCAGAGTGGACCTCGCCCTCCGGCGTGATGGTCTGCCAGTAGCCGTTGGCGCATTGGATGGTGTTGTTCACTCCATTCGGCACCGACCAGCACGGCACCTGCTGCGCCATCGTCGCCGTGATCACCAGCACCACGATCGACAGAGCCAGTGCGATCAACAGGCCCTGCCGAAATGTCATCAGATGTAGCCGCACGAAGCGCCCGCCGTTCCGACAGCGACCTCACGACCACGAGCGTCCATGCACGCGAAGCGCCCTGTCGGCTGGAACGGCTGCGCGGTGGTCGTGCGCATGATCGGCTGCGGCGTCGCCGCCACAGGACCAGGTGCGGGCGTGCCGTCGAACTGCGGGCGCGGCTGACAGGGCTGGCCGGACGAACGGAAGGCGAAGTAAGTGGCCTTGTCGTTGCACATCAGTTCCTTGGCCGCACCGGCATAGCCCGCGTTGTGGATCATCGCGATCTTCTGCCTCGTCGCGCAGTCCTCGTCCACGAAGGTGCCGCCCGCCGCCGCACCCCAGCCGATCACCGAGACGCCACCCGACACCGCGAGCGTGCACGGGTTGCCCCCGGACACCGGCGGCGCATACACGGTCGGTGTGGTGCGCACCGTGATGTCGGACTGACCGTAGAACGGCGGATTGTTGCCGCCGCCTCCGACGCCGTTGCTGCCGTTCGCGCCAGCAGGTCCGGCCGGGTCAAGCGGGCTGCCCGCGCCCGAGTTGAACGTGATCGGAATGTTGTTGTTGGTCGTGGAGTTTACGCGCTGGTTGGTGCGCTGCTGATTGGACGACGTGCCCGAGGTGGTTGACGCGCCGCTGGCACTGCCGCTCGAACTGGTTGCGGTCGAGCCCGAGCTGGACGTTGAGGAAGAACCGGAAGTGGAGGTCTGCGCCTTGGCAGGCAGGCCCTGCAGCGCCAGCGCGGTCACGGCCAGCGCGGCGAAACTCACAAGAGCTTTCATGGGTGGAGATCCTGACGAGTGGGTTGAAGTGATCCTTCGCCACGCGCCGTCCCCGAGGGTGGGTGTTCCCCGAGGACGGCGATGGCACCCGATAACCTGACGTCAGGCTTAGGGCAGGGGCGACAGAACGATGGTGAAGAAATTGCCGGTCGTCGCCGCACCGGAATTGCCGTTGGCACCGGCATTCGATCCGCTGACATTGATCGCGCCGCCGATGGCGAACGAAGCATTGTTCGCCTGCGTCTGCGACGTGTTGACGTGGCTCGACGTTCCGGTGGTGCCGCCCGGCGTGGTCTGTGAGGTGCCGGTTGCCGTGCCGGTATTCTGGCCCGCTCCGGTGGTGGTTCCGGCGGTGACGCCGAAGATGGCCGTCGCGCCATTCGACGCGCTGGCCGAGTTGGAAGCACCCTGGCTGACGGTTTGGCTGGAGCCGACAGCGACGGTGAGCGAGGCCGCCTGTGCGATGCCGGACAGGGCGAGCAGGGCGGCAAGAGCGACAGAAGCTAGAAGATGCTTACGCAAGGTGTATCTCCCAAAATGAAGCGGGGCACAGGACCATCCTGCGACCGGCGCGGCTACTTATCACGTTGTGCGCGAAATTAAGTGACGATCCGCACGCCGGTCCCAAAAAAGTCGGCCTAGCGCAGTGGCGGCCCGAACACCTGCCAGCCGAGCAAGGCGAAGAGCAGGAACGGGATGAGCGCGATGCCCAGCACGCCATAGGTGCCGAGCAGCGCGAAGTGCCATGCGATGCCGACGACGAGCCAGATGATCATCAGCACCCAAAACGCGAGCCCTCGTGTCATGGTGAACCTCCCTTGTGAACAAGGCCGATCAAAGTGGCGGGCGCATCGTCACTCACAGCGTGGCTGCGAGTTGGAAGAGGGTGTCGATCTCTGCCGGGGTCATGTTGAGCGGGTCCTGTGCGAACGACAGCACAAGCGGGTCGTTACGCGCGAAGACCGCGGCGCGCGCCCACAAGCGTTGCGTGAGCGGGTCTGCCTTGGCCATGGCAGCATCGACCGCTCCGAGCAGTCCGCGTTGGTCAAGCGCGCTGATCAGTTGAGTGGCATTGACTTGCATCGGCACGAAGGGCGGCGGCGGCGGCGGCGGCGTCGGATCGATTGGCGCGCCGCCGTTCCAATGCCATCCAAGGGAAACGGGTCCGTCGGCGAAGGCATGGGCCGTCATACCCTCTGGCGGCTGCCATGGGGAAGACGCGGGGTCCCACTCGATCAGGTTCACGATCACATCGTCCGAGGAAACCACGGCATATCGCATGATGCTCTCCTAGCTACACCGACAGATATTCGGTGATGACGACAATGCCCGGCGCGCCAGCCGCCCCGTTGATCAGACTGCTATTGCTGTCCGTCGTCGCGCCGCCCGCGCCGCCACCGGGGATTGTTCCGGGATTGCCACCATTGCCGCCCGCCGAACTCATCGTGCCGGCCGCGCCGCCGCCGAAGTAACTCGAGCCGCCCGTGCCGCCCAGCCCGTAGCCGTTCGAAGCCGTGACGAGAAATCCGGCCCCACCGCCGCCGCCGACTGCCGTAAAATCTCCCGTCGCGCCCGCTCCGCCTGCACCTCCCGGAGCGTTGGAAGGCAAATTCCCCAAACCGCCGCCGCCGCCCGGCGCGATGCACAAAGTCCCGACGCTGGTCGTCCCTCCCGCGCCGCCGTTCACTCCGGCACCACTACCAGCAACACCGCCCGCGCCGATGGTCACTGGTAACGAGGCCCCAATCATTGCCGCTGTGGCGGTCTTGCGCGCATAGGCTCCGCCGCCGCCGCCGCCGCTCCCCAACGAGTAGCTCGAACTGTTCGCGTTACCAGCCACCGCACCGCTGCCGCCACCGCCGCCGACTGTTTCGAGCACGCAGTAGATCATGCCCGGCGTCGGCACGTAGGTGCCGGTGCTGGTGATTGTCCGCACCTTGATCGCGTTGGGGACCGACGAGATCGAGCCACTGCGCCCGAACGTGATCGAGTTTTGCAGCACCCCCGCGTCGTTGTAGCTCGACAGCACCAGCGCACCCGCGCCGTTCACCGTCATGCGCCAGTCTTTGACATCTATCGGATTGCCGGTCGCGTTCCAGCGCACCATCGGGTTCGCCGCCGCCTGCGCGAGCAAGACCGCAGCGGCAAACTGGCCACCAGCCGCAGCGCTGATCGTGACGGCCCCGGTCGTGGTGTTCAGGGTGAACAGCGGCACGTCACCTACGGCGGCCGACACGAACCATTCAAGTATCCACGCACTCGCGCCGCCCGCATCGTTGATCCACAACTGGCCCGGCACCACATAGGGTGGCCGGGTGCCGCCGCGATGGTAGGACAACAGGGCGTCGCGGAACTGGTTGAGGTCGTCCGCGAGCTGCACGCCGTCGACCACATACGGGTCGATTACGCCGAAATCGAACTGGCTCATTGTGGGTCTGCCCCGCTTTTGGATTTTGGGCGTTTAAGAGTGGCCGCCGTAGCCCTGTACGAAGTAGTCGATGGAACCGCCTGCCGTTGGTGCGCCAGACGCGTTGCGATGTTCGACCTTGAAGTGGTTGGCGTCGGACTCGATCACCACGATATTGCCGCCCGCGATCAACCCCTGCCGCGCCGTGATCTGCACCGTTGGGGTGGCGAGGAACCCGACCACGTAGGTGACCACCAAGTGTCCGGTGCCATCCATGGCCACGTCGCTGCCTTGGATGTTGCGCAAGGGGATGTTGAGAATGACCGCCGCGCGTATCGTTCGCATCGTGGTGAGCAAGTCATAGAGCGCCCCCACCAGCCGGAACTGAAAGGCGCGGCCGGTGATGATGGTGGACTTGAGTGGAAACCAAGGGGCGTAGGTGCTGCCGTCCTGACTGACGGCGCACTCGATGTGACCGTCCCACTGTGAAGACGATCCCATGGCCAGCGGCATCGCCTGCGCGAGCGGCACCCACGAGGACATGGTGTTGTTGGCTCCCGAGGCCAACGGCTGGGCCACGGAGATCGACGGCACCCACTGGGCCATCACCGTGCCGAGGTACATGCCATAAGCCAGAACGATCGCCACAACGGACACGTTGCTGCACACGATCCCGAGGTCGAGGGTGTTCTGAAAACCGTAAACGGCAACGCGCGTTGCCGTCTGGTTGAGGGCCACGCCACGGTCCCCGGGGAAGATGCCGGGCGGTATCGTCTCTGGCGCGGCGGGCGGCGGCAACATCAGCTCGCCGAGATTGACATGCCAGTTCGCCCCTCGGTTGCCCAGCCAAAGCGGCTGTTCCTCGATGTCCGTCACATGCACCAGTTCGGTGATCTGGGGGATCAGGATCGCCATCGCCGCGTCCACCGACTCCTGCCCCAGCGAGTCGATGGTCTTCACCATGTAGGTTCCGGCGCGCGACGGCGTGTTGATCTGAGTGGTGTCCACACTCACTCGCGCGATCGAGGTGGTGGCCCGTTCCCACGTGGCGCTGCCGTCAGTGACCGGCGACCATTTGAGCCAGAAATACAGCACGTCCAGTTCGCCGGTCGGTATCCAAGCCACGGTCACCAGCGGCCCGTTCGGCGAAAGGAAAATGTTCGACGGCACCAGCGGCCTGGCCGACAGGCCGATGGGAGTGAATGTCAGTGTGATCGGCGCGGAAGCGTGGCCCAGGTTGTCGTAGGCGGTCACGGTGACCGTCCACTGGCCCGGCCGCATCAGCGGCACGTCCTGCACCACAGTGTTGAGATTGCGGAACGTGCGGTAGTCCGCGTTCGGTCCGCTCATTTCGAGCTGGTAGCGGGTGACGCGCCCGTCCGGTGACCCGGTCCACGACACGATGACGCCGAACTGCGGATAGCCCGTGCCGTCGAGGTAAATATATTCTTTGTAGTTGAGGTTTGACGCAGGCGCGAGCGGCCCGGTTGGGATCAACGACGTCGGCGGCTCGGGGATCACCAGACCATAGTCGACGTACGCATATTTTTCCGGGTGGTGCTGCGTGGCCATGATCTCGTACAGGCCGGAACCCTTGTCGCTGATCGAGGCCACGCGCCACGTGGTGGGTTCCACCACGTTGCTCACGATCATCCAATTGGAGCCCGGCAGAAACGCGCCCGGGTTCGGCTTGCCGGACACGCGGATCTGATTGGGGTTCGCCGCGACCATTCCCACCACGCCAAGGCTGAACAGGCTCGGCCGGTAACCATCGGCCGCCGACCCGGCGGTGACGTAAATGGTCCACCCGGTCCAATCGCCGGGATAGGGCAGGCGGTCGAGCGTGAGGGTGTCCACGCCTTGGTCGTCGAGCAGCCGCCCGGCCATGCGCGCACCCACGCGCGACGGGTCGGAAATGTTGATGATGTCGCCGGGCCGAAGGTCGGCGTTCTCAAGCCCGACCTGAAACGTGGCCAGTTCGGTTTCGTTCTGGTTGGTGTAGATGGTCCATCGGCCCAGCCGGATCGCCTGCGTCCTCACCGTGCAGCCGTAGGCCACCACCGTGTTGGACTCGCGATAGCTCTGCGTGGCCACGTAGCTGGGGTCCTGCACCAGCTCCACGGCCTGCTGATAGGTGTCGGCGGGATCGATCCATTGAACCGGCACCGCGTTCCAGCGGCTCTTAACGTCGGCCCCGGCATAGTCGAAAATTCCGTTCACCACGTCGGACGGCGAGAACAGCCGGATGGGATTGCCGGGCCGGTCCTGCGCGAGAAATACCGTGCCGTTGGCGAAGTAGATCTGCGCCAGCATGTTGGACGCCACGGCGGTGAGGACCGTGTAGGCGTCCTGCCGGGTGTTGATGATGCCGTTGAAGGTGAACCGGGGCTCGTAGCCACCGAACTGCGCGGGAACGCCGCCGTCGCAGTATTGGGCGGCCTCGTAGAACGACCACTTGTCGACGTTGGCGGTGTTGAGGTAGCGGCCCAGCCCCCACCGTTCGTTGGTCAGCAGCGCGTAGAGTATCCACGCCGGGTTGTTGGTCCACTGGACATAGAACGACCCGTCCCAATCGCCGCTGTAGCTGCGCGAGCGCGGTTCGTAGTTGGTGGGCAGTTCCACCATGATCCCGTCGAGCATGTAGGCGCGGCTCGGGATGCTCGGGAACTGTTCGGCGTCCACCGTGATGGAGATCATCGCCGTGTCGTCGTAGGCGAGCTGCTGGTAGAGCATTTCGGTGTAGCTCGACCAGATAAGATCGTTCGTCGTCTTGGGCTCCACGTCGGGTGACAGCCGCTCGATGCGGATGTTCTGGGTGCCGTCGGTGTAGGGAACCGACGCCACCACGGAACGCATATACGGGGAGTTGGTCTTTCCCCAGATCGCCTCCGTCACCACGTTGGTCCAAAGACCGCCATCGGTTTGTACGTCGAACGCATAGGCCACCGACGCCCCGTTGATGTCGCCGTCGTCCTCGGTCATCCACAGCGCGGGGATTTGCAGCTTGTACCGCACGGCGTGAATTGGGGTGTTGATGGCCTTGACGATGGGCACGCCGAACATGGCCTGCACACCCACGTTGAATTCCGCCTCGATGAACGGAAAACCGGCGATGGCGTCCTGTGAGGGGTAGCCGTAGCGGGCGTCGGCCTCGAGGATGTTGAACTGCCAGTTTCCGCCGAAGTCCTCGACTTGGGTGCCGTCGAGGTAAACGGCCTGCCACCACGAGGTGGCGGGTGCGGCCGGTCCATAGATCACGCCCTCCGACACCACCTCCAGAATTCGCGCGGTGGACATCGAGCGCAGCGTGTTGGCGAAATTCACCGGCTGGTGCGGCGTCTGCTGCACAGGCTGGGCACCGGCACCACCCTTGCCGCCCTTGGCCGCGATCCGATTTCGTTCATTAAGTCTGCGCGGGTCGGCAATTCGGCGCACGTGAACGCCGACCTGGGTGTCGCGGCCGCGGCGGTTCATGGCGCAATGTCCGATGCATCGACCATGGCCGACACCACCACGCTGCCGGTCAGGTGCGTGCCGAACACCAGCGGCACCGGCCCACCCTGCTGGGTGTTGTTGACGATGCCGTTGAACAGGAACGACGGACGGTCCTGCGGCGGCGCGCTGTCGGTGGGCGAGGCGTTGACGCCGGGAATTCCCTGCGGCGGCTGGGCCATCATTCCGGCCACCCCTCCCAGCACCATCGACGCTCCCAGCACCGCCACGTTGGCCGCCGATATGCCCATGAAGCTCGCTCCGGTCATGGCCGCCCCGAACCCGCCCAACGTGCCCATCGCGGCAAAACCGGCGGGCGCGGCAAGACCGGCGGTCACGATCGACGCCCCGATCAGCACCACACCGGCCGCAACCTTGCCCACACCATCGCCGCCCGCCGCGCCAGTGGCCGGAACCAGGTGCAGCGGCAACGCGCCGATGTTCATTGCCGCCGTGTGAACCTGTATCGCGTTCGCGATGTGAGGTGATCCCACGATGATCCGCCACTGGCCCTCGCGGATGGCCTCGCGCAGACCCGGACGCAATGTCATCAGGGCCCGCACCGCTTCGGCTGGCGACGACACGTCAAGGCGGAAGCGACGCCCGAACCGTCTGCCCGCTGCGCCGTAGAGGAAAACATCCCGCATCATTTTCGGCGCAACCCCATGGTGAAGTGACGGGTGTAGCGCACGCGCGGCACCGCCGCCGACAGTCGGGTGCTGTCCACGGCCCGCACACCCGCCGCGTGGTGGAGCAGCAGGTGCTGGTCGAGCACCACGGCCCCGTGCATCGGAACCTTGTTGTTGAAATTCATCAGCACCAGATCGCCGCGCTGGGTGGCGGTGGCCGGGTCGATCCTGACGAACCCCGCCCGTTCGAAGTTTTCGGTGTAGAGGTCCTGTCCCTTGGTCCACCACTCCCAATCGCGCGGCCCGTCGTGAAACTCGATGCCCTGCTCGCGGAAGAAATCCCGGATCAGGGAACAGCAGTCGTGCACACCATGACGGAAGCCCCGACCCACCAGCGGCGCGGGCTTGAGCATGTCGCCCCAGCAGAACGTGTCGGGCACCGGCCACACCATCACCACGAAGGGGATGCCGAGCTGTATCTGGTAGACCATGTCCGTCTGCGACGGCGAACCCAGCCCGTCCGGATGGCTGTGAAAGAACACGTCCGCGTCGGCCACGCGCAACAGGTCGGCGTCGGACAGGAACACGTCGGCGTCCGGGGTGCGGCTTATGTTGTCGAGGCGCACATACTGGCCACCCTCCACAATCCCGGCGGCCTCGAGGGGATAGACCTCGGCCGTGTGGTCTCGCGCCGCTTGGTGGATCTCCGCCGTCCACGCCTCGGGCCAAGCCGGGCACATCGGCACGGGGAAGCGGGCGGTGATCGTGGTGTTCATTTAACTTTTCCAACGCCGGGGAAAAACCGCGCGGGCAAGACGCTTTCCCCGAACCGGAACCGACAGCCCTGCAAGGTTTTCTGGCAGACGTCGTGGGTGGGGTCGGTCGGGCTGTTGTTCACGTCATAGAAGCCGTTGCCGCTGTAGGGGCAGGTGGCCAGCGAGTAGTCGAACGCCCCGGTGTTCGGGTTCCAGAAACGATAGGTGTGACTGCAAACGTCGCGAAGAATTTGCCGCCGGGGAAGTTGAACGCCCTCCTGATCCATCCGTGACGCCAGCTTGAACACGATGGCCAGCGCGTTGTGGCTGGTCTTTTGGGCCACCACGAATTCGTTGCGCGTGATGTAGGCGTTGGCGTCCGGCGTGGACCCGTCATCGAGAAACCGGCGCAAGGTGAGGATGCGGACCAAGATAGCGCCGATCAGTCCCCGATAGCTGTCCAGCAGCAGGTTGCCCGCGCCAAACAGATTGGAAATCGTCACGTTGGGCGTGGGGATCGAGCCGCGCGTGGTCATTTCAAAACCGGACGCGTCCATCGGCAGAGCGGCGTACTGTTGGCCGCCCCAGAAGATCGTGGTGTCGAAATCCTCGGCCGACGTGAAGTAGAACATCTGGCCGCCGAGGTTGCGCGTGTCGAGCTGGAACAGGGTGATCAGCCCCTCGGTGACGAGCGGGTCGTCCCACCGGACCGTCATGGGTGGGGCTGGATCGGCTGAGGGTTGAACGCGCGGTTGAACGTGGCCGCCAGCGTGCCCACCACGCCACTGCCGTCACGGTTTTTGACCTGTATCGTGTATGTCCATTCGTCGGCGGTGACATACACGGGGGCCGCTTCGCCGGGCGGCTGGTAGTAGAACCCCTGAAGTGCGTTGGCCTGCAGGAACGTGTCCATCTGGGCCATTTCATCGTCGCTGGTGAACGCGAAGGTCACCCCGTAGGCCGGGCGCACGGGATTGAGGCCGCGCGTGGATCGATGAACGTAGCCGTCGCCGAACGCGTTGATGTCCACGGCCAGCTTGGCGTCCTTGGTGTGGCCGGGCATCGGGCAGAACGGCCAGAAGGGTTGCGGTAGCGGATCGGCCATGGTGCGCGCCTCCTATGCCGACTGCCGGGTGTAGAGGACGCCACCCGGCCGCTTCTCGTTGGAAATCGTGTCCACCACCGCGGCCTTGATCCGGCGGGCAAACTCGGCGGTGTTGCGCGGGTCGTTTTGCGGACCGCTGTTGCCGCTCATGTCCACGTTGACGGTGACCCCACCCGATTGACCGCCGCCGTTCGGCACGATGTTCCCTGCCGCGCTCGGCACGAACATCTCGGGCCCTTGCTCCCCCACCACGTAGGCCTGTCCGGGCATCACGGGCCCACCCCCGGCAAGACCCGGAATGGACGGCAATCCTGCCGCGATGTTGGCCGCGTTGATCCCTGCCGTGCCTGTGAAGCCGCCCGCACCCACCGCCAAATTCGGAGTGACACCGCCCGCCCCGGCGAACAGCAGTTTGAACGCCTGTGACGCCGCCGCCTTGATCGCCATTTCCGCCAGCATGTTGGCGAAGTCCAAAAGGATCTGGCTGAAGGTCTTGGTGCTCTGGCCCTCCAGCGCCTTCAGCCCGTCCGTCATCGAGGTGGTCAGCCCGGTGAAAATCTGTTCGCCCTGTGAGTACAGGTCGTTGCTTCGCGCGTAGGCGTTGGCCGCGTGTTCGAACCCGGCGGCGAGCGAGCCCAGGTTGTCGTCGTAGCGTTGCGCCGCGAGCGCCGCCTGATTGATCGCCTCGGTTCCCTCCGCGAGGGCACGATTGAAATCGGTCTGGCTGATGCGGTGCGTCGCGAGCTGGTCGCTGAGGTCCTTGTGGAGCTTGGTGAGGGCCACGGTGCCGTCGCCGTATTTCTTGTCGGTCTCGACGGCGGCGGTCTCGACCTCGATCAGTTTCAGTTCGGCGGCGTGCTTGGTCTCGTAGGCGAGCACCGCGTCGTAGATCGCTTTTTTCTGTTCCTCGGACACCTGCTGGCCCCGGGCGATCAGCTTGGCCGCGATGTCGTCGGCCTGCTGCTGCGCGGCAACCTGGCGCTTCAGATCCTCGATGTTCTGGGTGTAACCCTCGTTGATTTTTTTGAAGGCCGCGTCCGCCGCGTCACCCATCGCTTTGTAGCGCGCGATCTGCTTGTCGATGGTGTCTTCTTGGGTGCCACCGCCGCCGCCACCAGCCGGCAGTGGCGGATTGTCGGCAGCAGCAAGGCTGATCGGCACGCCCAGCGTGGACCCGAAGCCACGGCCCATCTGGCGCTGGTTTTCCTGATAGCGGCGCGCGGCTTCGGCAGCGGTTACGGCATTGCTGGTGCCATCGAACATCCCGAAGGCACCGCCAGCGCCGGTCGGGCCACCGCCCGCCGGGCCGGTCTTGTAGCCATATTGAGCCGCTTGGGCGCGGCCCATCTTCTCCAGCTCCGCACCCGACACGGTGGCCTGCGCTGCCACTTTGCCGAGCCAACCGACCAGATCGATGGTGGCGGCTATCACGAGCCGCATGCCCTCCGCCGTGGTCTTCAGCTGGATCACAAGTCCGTTTGCGAGGACATCGACTACCCGATTGACCGACGGGACGAGCTTTTCAAACCAGTCGAAAAGTGCGTTAGCTTCCTTGCTGGCCCAGTCCATCGCGCCGCTGCCGTCACCCGGCCGTTGCGTCAGTTGCAAATAGAGGTCGTGCATGCGCTGGCCCAGCACGAAGGTCTTGTTGCTGAAGTCCTCGCTCGCGGTCTCGGCCTTCTGCACGCGCGCCAGATAGTCCTCGGTCCACTCGCGCCCCATCGTCTTGTAGAGCTCGGCGAGCTTCACACTGTCGTCAGTGAGCCCTCGCACCGACCGGGAGGCCGCGTCGGTGCGCAGGGAATACGCTGCCAGCGCTTCCCCGGCTTTTTGCATCTGGTCGTTGTAATCGATGACCTGCTTGATGGCCTCGCCAATGGCCAGCGCGCCGGTCACGCGCTTTGCCAGCGCAATGAAGCCTTCGATGCTCTGGCCCGCCTTGGCGATGCTCTGCGACCAGCTTTCAATCTCCTTTTGGCTTTTCGCCATGTTGGTGGAGAAGTCGGCGAAGTCCGCCACGAATTTGACGAGGATGTCGCCGATTGCTGCCATGGGTCACTCTCCCCGCCATTGCGCACGCAGCCGGTCGATCTCGGACACCTCGGGCTTGGCTGGTGCGGTGCGATCGCGGATCACGAAGAAATCGTCAGGCGCGACCGGCGCTGCATCGGGGGCGCGTTGGAGGTTGACCATGGTCGACAGGATCATCCCGGTGTGGATGTCGGCCAGCCGGTCGGGCAACGGCTCGTGCACGGCGTCAAACCACTGCCAATCGCGCAACTCGCGCGTGGACATGGTGGCCTTGATTTCAGCGACAGTTTTGTGGAGCGCCAAAGCGAGCCGGTGAAGGAACAGCCGCTCCGGCGTCAGGGGGAAGGGCTGGCGGCCGACCCGTCGTGGCCATTGCTGGCTCCCGGCAGCGGCGCGTCGGGGTCGGCATCCTGCAGCCCGTTCGCATAGGCGGCCTTGGCGGCCAGCCGCTGCAATACCAGCCAGAAACGCAGAGGTTGAGCGTAGATCTCGTCAACGCTGGTGAACACGGGTTCCTCCGTGTCGGCCCAGCGCATCGTTGCCACCAGCAAGGCATAGCGCCCCGCCCTGGCTTGACCAGCGGCAATGGTGTCGATGATCGGCTCGCCTTCGCGGATCGACAGGGAGGCGAAGTTTACCGGCCTGCCGTCCCAAATATCGCGCCCGCTCATGCGGCGGCCTGCATCGGCGGGTTAGTCTGTGGCCTCGGAACCGTGCCCTGTTGGGTCACCAGCGGCACGAAGCCGGGTGCCGGTGTCTTGTAGAAGTTAACGCGCCCGTCGATCTGGCCGCCCAGCGTGTTGGCCACCGCCACGTTGATGCCCAGCGTCACGTCGAAGGTGTTGACGATGGCCATGTACGTGAAGCCGCAGCCGTCGGGCAGGCGGATGTCGAGCACCACGTCCTCGCCCGTCCGATAGGCGTCGCGCGCCCGTGCAAGCGCGGTGTCCTGACAGTCGTAGAAACCCGCCGCCGTCCATGTGCCGATGGCGGGCAACCCGGCCACGATACGGTGGGCGGTGTCGCACAGGGTCGTCACGTCGATGGTGGCACTGGCCGGCTGATTGGCCGTGAAGTTGCTGCGGCACAGCTCGAGGAACGTGGGAACCTCGATGGTTCCTTGCGGCGTGCCCGTGGTGTTGATCGTGTTGGGCTCGCGCGTGGTGTCGCTGTCCTCCAGCGTGAGAGCCCCGGCCGCCACGGCACTCACCTTGAACGGCATCGCCTCGATGCTGTTCCAGCCGGTGTTGCGCGGCACGATGATGTCGCCCACCACCGGCTCGCCCGCGCCGGTGGCAACGGTGATGACGCATGGCTTGGCCTTGGTCGCGCTCATGATGTCGATGGGTGTCGGCGGCACTTCGTCGCTGATCATGATCACGGTTCCCTGTGACGCAATACGCATGGTGTTCTCCCTATCGCTTGGGCATGGCGCTGACCGCCGCGTCGATCAGCTTGGTGAAGATGTCGCGGCACGAGTTGATGGCTTGTGCGCCCGTCTGGTTGAACGTCGGTCGCAACCACGGCATGGGCTTGATGCCGCCGCGTGATGGGGCGGCCTCCCAGCGGGCGCGCGCACGTGCGGACCTGGTGCCCGGCCGCAGGTTTCTGCGTTTGGCTTTCGGTGTGGCCACCGATTTGCGCGGGTTGGTTCCGAACTCGAGGTAGCGCCACCAGAACGCAACCTGCTGCAGGTCGACCTTTTTTTTGGCTCGGGCGGCGCGTTTGCGGACCAGCGTTTTGAAGGGCGTTTCTGCACCGCTGATTTTCTGGGGATACTCGACAACGTAGGCCTTCAGCCGGTCGTCTTTGGGGTCGTGCTGGACCGCCACCGAAAGGCCGGTCCTGATCGCCCCCGTGATCCGCTTGAAACCGCTGGTGTAGGTGGCCTCGCGCATCGGCTTGGTCATTGCCCAGCACGCCTCGCGCAACGCGTCGCGCCCGATCTCATGTTGCGCATCGGTGGTCAGCTTTTTCATGTTGTCGAGGCATTGGCGAAGGCCTTGGACTTCGAACCCTGCCATCGCTATGGCCCCGGCAACGGCGCGGGCGGCGTGTCGGGGAAGTTCGGCCAGTTGCCGAAACCTGGGCCGCTTGCATCGCGCCGCGTCTGGAACTGGTAGTTGGCGGTCATGGCCACTTGCCACCACTCGCCCATGGCCTCGGGGTCCACATCGTGCGGACCGTCCACACTTAGGATCAGCAGCCCGTCCGAGCGATAGCCGTGGAAGGTCTGGCGCACGTAGTCCACCGCCTGATCGAGCGCCGCCGGACCTTTGCCGGAACGGGTGAACAGGCCGATCAGAATGGTGCCGGTTTCCTCCACCCATGGCGTGCTACCGAGCGTCACGTCCACCCGGGTGGTGGGTTGCACCACCGCCGCGCCCCACGGGTCGGGGGCGTCGTTGATGTTGGTCTGCAGGTTGACCGCCTCAATGTAGGTGATCGCGGAAGGCGGGATCGCGGCCTGCCATCGGGCGAAAAAGATTTCGAGCGGCGTCATTGTGAGCCACCGCGCAACAGCAGTTTGAAGAACACCGGGGCGTCGTCGTTGGGCGATCCGCGCCATTCCTCGACGGCGTACGACATGGTGGAGGTGCGGAGCCGGTCATATCGCGCGGGGATGGGCCGGGCCGGGAACAGGGTTTTGAATTCGGCCGCGTCGATCACGGCGGCGTTGTCCTGCTGCATGGCGCTCGCGAACAGGTCTTCAGATCTCACACCACGAATGAACGCCATCAACGTGGCCGACGCACCGGCACCCGGCACATAGGTCGCCGGTCGGGCCGTCAGTTTGAACACGTACCGCCAGCCCGGTGCCGCGAAATCGACGATGTTCATGGCGGCGGCACCACGGGTGTGGTGGTGGGAATGAGCGGTGATCCCATCTGCACCCGGGCATCCACGTAGCTGTCGAGGAAGGTGATCCACGGGCCCAGCATGGGATCGCCGCCGCCACGGGTGCGGGCGGCGCTTTCGATGAACGACCCTCCGGTGTCGATGTCGATGTCGCCGACGTCCACCACGTTGATGCGGGAAATGGAACCACCGCCGATGGCACCCCCCATCTGCTGCGACTGGCGGCCCTGCCATTGGGGCCGGATGCACCCGAGCAGCGCCTCGTAGAGATCGCCGGGAATGGTGGTCCACCCGGCCGTGTAGGTAATCTGCGCTCGCTGGCAGCGCAGCCAATGGCTGACATCGTGGGCGTAGCCGCCCGTTGATCCGTCGAGGGTGAACAGCTTGCCGCTGGCGGCCTCGAACCTCACCAGTGTGGGGTCGGCTGTCCCGCCGTTGAGGGTGATGGCGTCCACGCTGACCACCGGGCAGTACCGCAGGAACGGCGAACCGACCGGCCAGAAATCCATCATGGGTGGCTGCACGCGGTTGGAGTGCTCGCCGATCATTCCCCAGTCATCGATGAATTGAGCCGGGGGCACGGGCAGGACGCGGCAGCAATACTTTTCGAAACGGGCCCACACGTTGTCCATGCGCCGTTGCAGCCACGCGTCGTTGGTGGTGTCGTCGAGCGGGATGTTGAGATCGTCCTTGATCGTGTCGAGCAAACCGGGCGGCGCATCGGCCGGAGTCACGGTTTGCCCATCGGATGCCGCGAGGCGCGGCCCGTTCGGTTCGGTCATGTGGGTTGCTCCCTAAGCGGCCTTGCCGAGGTGCTTGGCCACCACCGCCTCGATCACGCTTGTGAACATCGGCTTGATCGACCCCACGTCGCGGCCGTTCTCGGTGAGAACGCCGGTCGTCTCGTCCAGCGACCACGTGAGAGAACGGGCATACTTGCCGCCGACCTTCTCCCACACCCCTTCGGCGTCTGTACTGGTGGGATCGACGCCAAGGGACATTTTCACCGCCGAATGTTCGCCGTATCGAAACACCCGGTCGCCCGGCATGTAGGTGGCTTCGGCGTTCCAGTAGCCGCGCACGATGGGGACGGCGATCTCCCGTTCGGCCTCGACCATGCGACCATCGGAGAGGTGGGCCATACAGACGAACTTGTGGTCATCGACCCAGCGCATATCAAAGCCCGCGAGCCCGACGACCAGCGGCAACCACGAGCCATCGTCATCCGCCAGGGGTTGGGCTGTGGTGTCGCGCCGCGCCATGAAGATCCCGCCATGGGCACGCACCACCGTGCCCGCGCCGTGCTTGCCCTCGGTCCACACCGGCGGCGGCACGAACGGCGGCAACGGCTTGGCCGCGATCGCACGGTCGATGTGGGCGATCAGATCGTCGCGCAGCCGGGCGAAATGTTCGGCCATAACGTCGGCAACCAGGGCGTCGATTTCCTCGCGCGTCATGCGGCCCTCCGTAGTCGATCGCGGACCATCGAGCGCACGCGCAACGGATCGGGTGCGCTTTCGGTGGTGGCGGGTGCCGGTGGTTGATCGGCGGGACCGGGCGCGGGGTCGGCCGCCGGTGGTGGAGCGTTGGCCGCCGACAGCGGCACGTACTGCATCTGCACGCGCGGTTCCTCGCCGCCCGGAACGGGTTCAAGGCCCTCTTGTGCCCGCACTTCGTTGATGGATTGCCACCCGGCGTTAAGCGACGCCTGATAGGCCGTATAGCGGACGTCGATCTCGGTGCGCAGCAATTGGGTGAGGTCGAACTTGATTTCGTAGGTGATGGGAAACTGAAAGGCGCGTTCGAACCGCTTCTCGATCGACTCGATGTGCCAGGCGAGACACCCGGTTAGATACGCGCGGGCGAGCTGTTCACTGTTGCGATAGGTCACCTTGCTCACGTCGCCCAGCATGAACGTGGGCACCCGGAACACCCGGGCCACGTCCTCCACCGACCATCGAAGCTGCTCGATCAGTTGCGCGTCCTGCGCGGTTATGGTGATCGGCTTCCAGTCCAGACCGTTGGGCAGGATGGCCACCTTGCCGTATTCGCGTCCCCGATAGGCGATGTCCCATTCTTCCTTGGCCTTGCGCCTCTGTTCGTCACCGAGGTTGATCGTCGATTGCAGAAGTCCCGAAGGCCGCGCCGAGTTGGCGAAGAACTGCTGGCTGTCCTGAAGGATTTTGATCCCCACCGCGCTGGAGGCCGCCGCGGCGAAGATCGGCGTCACCCCGATCAGGGGGAACCCCGGCACCAGCGGCAGGCGATGGTGGATCATGTCCCGTTCGGGCACCCGGGTGTTGACCTTGAGCCCGGCCAGAAAATCCTCGCCGCACTCGTAGAACACCGAACCGTCTTCGGCGATGTAGGGGCGCACCCGATAGGGGTTGAGGACGTGAAGCTCGGTGGTCTCCCCTCGGCCGTTGCGCCGGCCCGTGTACATGTAGGCGTTGCCCTGCAGCAGATAGCTTTGGACGAACGAATAGATCAGGTCGGCGCGGGTCTGATACTCGTTGGGATCGCGGAACAGGCCGGCATAGTAGTCGGTGCGCTGCAGGGACCGGGCACCCGTGTCCAAGTCCACCTCGTAGATCATCAACGGTAGCTTGGCCACGTCGCTGGCGATGGTGTTGACGCACGCGTAGACCGCCGAGAACGCCACCAGTTCGAGCCCTTGCTGGTGGTTGCGCTGATACATGGTCTGCCACCAGCCGGGTGGTCCACGGTCGCCATTGCCCGGGCCGCTCGGCCACAGCCACTGTCCGGTCGGTGCCGCCTTGGCGAACAACGCGGCGGCCAGACGGCCCAGCCATCGGCGGGAAACGAGCGCGGCCATCTATCGATCCGAACGCATGTCGCGCCGATTGTAGGCGGCAACCTGGTCGGCGTCGGTCGGCCTCACATCGCGAACGAAATTCAACGCCTTCAGATCGGCCGCGTCGGCCGCCGTCATTCGCACGATGTCGTTGGCCCACACCTCTTTGCCGTTGTGCTTGAAGCGAGCGCCAGCCACCACGGTGACAAGGCCATCGTCCTTTTTGGCCATCGCTACCTCCAAAGAAAAACCGGGGCACAAAGGCCCCGGCAAGTTTGGCTGCCAAATCCCCCTCGATCAGGTCTGGAAGCCCGAGATGTAGCCCACGGCCTTGTCGTGGCGCCGAACCCAATACTGGTACTGTTCGGCGCGGATCGCCCACATGTTCATCTGGAACATGGAGGCCAGCGGCGTGGGCGGCGTGGCGGGGGCGCTGTCGAGCTGCAACGACGCTTCGTTGCTGGCCTGCACGTCGATCACGGGATCGCTGGCGTGGAAAATCTGCGACGCGTCGCAGAGGATGATGTTGCTCTGGCCGATGGGCACTACCGTTGACGTGGCGATGTTGTTGCTCTCGATCACCGGATAACCCCGGAACGTCGGGTTGACCCCGGCGATCAGCGTGCCGCCCGCTCCCGACAGCTCGGGGAAGGCGATCAGGTCTTGGCTGGTGCGGGTGTTCTGCAACGTGATCCGCGCGGCTGGCGTCATCAGCCAGTACATCGAGGTCATCGGCAGGTTGGCCGCCGCCATCTGCTTGAGCAGGTTGGTGACGTCGGCGGTGATCGCCGCCACGGTGACCCCCGTGCTTGGCACCACCACCACGTTCGTGCCCGCCACACCGTTGGTGACCGCGCCCGGGCGAACCCCGGCGGCCGGGGCAACGGTCGGGTCCACGAACTGCGTGTCGAGGAACTGGACGATGGTGTTGACCAGATCGTCGCGCACCAGCATTTCGGCGCTGGGGTCCGCGAACCGGATCAGCTCGTCGGTGATCACGCTGATCACCGAGGTCTTGGCCCACGGGATCGGCAGGCGATCGAAGCTGAGAGCGGCCACCGGCTTGCTCTGCCCTTCACCCACCCACCCGGCGGTTGCGCCGCCGGTCTGCCGGGGAATGCTCACGTTGAACGGCACGGACCGCAGCGGCAGCCTGCCGATGATGGTCTGCGGCCGAAGGAACTCGATGAATTCCGACGACAGGTTCTGCGCGTAGATCAGCGGCCCCGCCCACGTTGCGTTCGTCGCGGTTCCCGCCGCCACCGCCGCCCGCAGCACTTCACCGGGCAGTTCCCCGGTCTGTGCCATGGCACGCAAAACGATCTCCACCTCGGGGGTGGTGTCCTTCCAGCGGAGGGCGGCAAACTCGGCCGCCGCGTGGGCGTTGCCCTTGTTGCGGGCCATGGCCGTCACGAGCCGCACGAACCCCTGGCCCTTGAACGGCTTGAACGCCCGCACCTCGAGGCCGGGTGTCGGCTTGGGTGGTTCCAGCGGCGTCGGCGCGGGCTTCGCCGTCCGGGCCATCATCTGTTCCGCCGCCTCGAGGCGGCCCATCTGGTCGTCGATGTCTTTCACTTCACCTTGGGCCTTGTCGAACGCCTTCTGTTCGTCCTCGGTGAACAGGCGACCCTCGGCTTCGGCCAATTGTGCGGCCCCCATCATTGCGTCGATGTGGCCGTTGCGCTTGGCCTGTAGTCCGTCGATCTGTTTTCTAAGCGACATGGTTGCCACCATTAAAAAAGCCCGGCTTGAACCGGGCGATGGTGAGAAGGTTGCGCCGTCTTTGACCCACGACGCGGGCACCTGCCCTCTCGTCGAAGACCATCAATCGACGTTGCGTCGCATCGCTGAACGCGAGCGAGCGGGCGAGGGCGAGGGCCTGCGGATTGGCAGGCACCGGCACCACGCTTAATTCGAGCAGCTCCTGTCCGACGTACTCGTAGCCGGTCGGCCATTTCTCATGCTTGGGATCGTCCTCGGCCCACAGCATGTTCGGCTTTTGGGTGGGCAGGAAACCCACAGACACGGCGTTGATGAACCCGCCCTGAAGGCCCTTGTAAACATCGTCGGCGATAGCGTTGTCACCCTCGGGGCGAAACTCCACGCTGGCGATCAGGCGCGTTCCTTCGACGTGGATGTCGGGCACCTTGCCGATGGGTGGTTCCCTCGATTGGTGCGACCACAGCAGCACGTTGTTAATTCGGAAGTTGCGGAGATCCCATCCGCTTGCCCGAACGATGTCGCCGTAGCGGTCCACGCTTTCATCGGACGCCACGAAGGTGGCGGTGCGTTTGCCGTCGGCGGTGACGATCCTGTCGATCTTGCCGTCGCGGATCAGGTGTTCGCCAACCTTGGGCATCGGGCGCTGGTTCATGGTGACTGTTCCCTATCGTTCGCGCCGACCGACACGGTTGCTCGTGGGCTTGGCGCTTTTGACGGCGGTGGACTTCAGGCCGAGTTTGCCGCGCGCCTTCTGGACCTGGGCCTTGGACGCCACGTGCGAGGTGAGGCCCAGCCGTCCGCGCGGGCGCGTGTGGCCGGTCTTGGTGGGCATGGTGCCTCCGATCAGATGATGAAAATCGACTGGTCGCCGCCGGCGAGGCTCGCGGTGTAGCGGCCGATGGCCATGATCAGCGCCGTCATCCCGTCGATGCGGCCGACGCTGTGGCTCTTGTGGGGCATCTCGTTGAGGTTCTTGTCCCGTTGCACTTTGAGGTTGGACGCCATCACGGTCAGCACCGGGTTGTTGCCGTGGTCGAGGATGTGGGCCGCCAGCATGGCCGCCAGTTCCTTGGTCGGCGC